TCTTTGCTATTACACCGAAGGGCTACGAAAATCTTGCTATTGGTATTGCAGAGCTTCGTAGATATGTTAAAGACCAACAAGCTATCATTGCATACTATGAAGAAGCGTTAGCAGAAGATCCCAAACCATCTACGCCCGAAAATTAATATTATTATTATTAACAACATGTAGTTGCACAATTCTTACTTTTACTATATAATACACCAATCAGAAAAAAACACATTAGACCGCTAGTTATATGGACTAGCGGTATTAACCATTATTTACTTTAAGAGGTGCTATATGCTCAAACTTGTCAATACCAACAAAGACAGGGATACTAGAAGTCTTATGTCAGAAACTAAATTTTATGAAGGTTATAGTAGGTGGGATGATACGAAAGAACGCTATGAAAGTTGGGATGAGTCAGTAAGTCGTGTTATGAACATGCACAGAGATTACTATGCAGATAAAATGTCTCCTGAGTTAAGTCAGCTTATTGATGAAGCAGAATCTCTTTACAAGCTAAAGTATGCTCTTGGGGCGCAACGTGCTCTACAGTTTGGTGGTGATCAGCTACGCAAACATATGATGAGAATGTATAATTGTACATCAACATATGCAGATAGACCACGTTTCTTTTCAGAGTTATTCTATGTACTTTTATGTGGTGCTGGTGCTGGGTTTTCGGTACAGACGCACCATGTTGAAAAGCTACCAAATCTTGCGGAACGTAAAAAGCAAGCCAAGGGATGGATTGTAGAAGATTCTATTGAAGGTTGGGCAGATGCTTTGGGCGCATTAATGTCATCTTATTTTGTTGGTGGTGGTCAGTTTCCTGAGATGGAAGGTCGTAAAGTTTATTTCGATTTAAATCAAATACGTCCAAAAGGTTCAATGATCAATGGCGGGTTTAAGGCACCTGGACCTGAGCCATTACGTAGAGCACTAGATAAGATTGAACACATTTTACAAACTATCGTACTGTCTGGTCGTGATAGACTCAAACCAATTGAAGTGTATGACATTGCAATGCATGCAGCAGACGCAGTACTAGCTGGTGGTGTTCGTCGTTCAGCTACCATCTGTCTATTCTCACCAGATGACGAGGAGATGATAAATGCTAAAACAGGAAATTGGTTCATCGATAACCCTCAAAGGGGCAGAAGCAATAATTCAGCAGTTATCGTCAGATCCGAAATTACTAGAAGTGACTTTAAAAAGATTATGGGTTCGATCAAGGAGTTTGGAGAACCAGGATTTTTCTTTGTCGAAGACAGAGATATCACGACTAATCCTTGTGTTGAGATTGGTATGTATCCGCAAATTGATGGAGAATCTGGTTGGCAGGGATGCAACCTCACAGAGATTAATGGCGGCAAGTGCACAAGCACAGCAGAATTCTTCAAGGCTTGTAGGGCAGGAGCAATCCTTGGAACACTACAAGCAGGATATACAGACTTCAAATACCTCACAGAGACAAGCAAAAAAATCTTTGAAAGAGAAGCTCTCCTTGGTGTCTCAATCACAGGGTGGATGAATAATCCTGATATTTTGTTTGATGAAGAAACTCAACGTCAGGGCGCAGAGATTGTTAAATCTGTTAATAAAGAAGTTGCTAAACTGATTGGTATTAACCCTGCCGCACGTACTACTTGTGTTAAGCCTTCAGGTAATGCGTCCGTTCTGCTAGAAACCGCAAGTGGTATTCACGCAGAGCATAGTGCAAGATATCTACGTCACATTCAACTTAATAAAGAAACCGAAGTTGGGCAGTTGTTGGCGAAAACTAATCCTTACATGGTAGAAGAATCTGTATGGTCTGCAAACGGCACAGACTATTGTGTAGCGTTTCCTATTATCACGCCTGAAGGTTCTCTTTATCGTGAGGAAATGTATGGCACTGAGCTACTTAAAAAAGTAAGTAAAGTACAAAACAATTGGGTAGAAGCCGGAACTAATGTAGAGTTGTGTGCAAACCCAAAGACACGTCATAACGTATCTAACACAGTAACGGTTATGCCTCACATGTGGAGCGAAGTAGAAGATTATGTGTTTGAAAATCGCAACAACTTTGCTGGGATTAGTTTCTTGGCAGGTATGGGTGACAAAGACTTTGCACAAGCACCAATGACAGAAGTTTTAACAGAAGGTCAAATTGTTTCTAAGTATGGGAAAGCCGCTTTGTTCGCATCAGGTCTAATTGTGGATACTCGCAAACAAGGGTTCCGTGATCTGTGGGAAGCCACACAAATTGCACAAACTCCTCCTGAATTCCGAGGTGAAGTGTCTGACATTCGTGCTGAGTGGATTAGACGCTTTAAAAAGTTTGCAGACAACTATTTTATGGGCGATCTCAAGGAAACTGAGTACTGTTTAAAAGATGTATTTTTACTTCATAAGTGGGAAAAGATCCAACAGAATATTCAGTCGGTTGATTTTTCATCTGAGTTAGATGAAAAGAGATTCACAGAGATTGACACTATGGGTGCGATTGCTTGTCAAGGGGGTGCTTGTGAAATTACTTTCTAGAATTAAACGTACTTTCAGATGGTATAAGTTTTTGAAAGACAAGAAGTACTCTTTATATAATTGCGTTGTTGGCTCATTGCATAACTCTAAACACTGGGAACCTGCGGGTACTTGGCCTTACCACATGAAAAAAGTATCCAATGACAAAAGTGAACATAGACTATATAGTAGTAAATATGAAGATCTTTGCATGTAAGGAATATAAATGGAAGAAGAATACTGGGCAGAATGCATTGCTTGCGAAACCGAAACGCAAGTACTAGTCATTGATACAGAGGAAATACCTCAGTACTGTCCAATGTGTGGATCTCCCATAGAGTTCGAAGTTCTAGAAGATTGATATAAATAGCCTTGTAACAGCAGGGCTATTTTTTTATGTGGTATTATAATGGAGAAGAATTTGATGATACGCCTGAAGAATATCAAGGGTTTGTCTATGAGATAACAGAACTCGACACAGGAATGAAATACATTGGCAAGAAGTTTTTTTGGAAGCCAAAGAAGTTGCCTGTCACTAAAACACGCAAGAGAGCCGTTAGGAGCCGCACAGAAAGCGATTGGCGTAAATATTATGGTAGCAGTACCGAAGTAAAAATGTTAGTAGAAGAAAAGGGTTCTGCTAACTTTAAACGTGAAATACTTAGATTATGTAAAACCAAAGGGGAATGTTCTTACTATGAAATGAAGTATCAGTTGGAGAGAGATGTGCTCTTGAAACCTGATGAATATTATAATGCTTTTGTAGGGGGTAAGATCCATCGAAAACATATAATAGGAAAGTAAGATGCAGCAAAACGAGTATGACGTACATATAGTAAAAATAGTTGATGGCGACACAGTAGATGTTGACATCGATCTTGGGTTTAAAATCCAACTTAAAGATGAAAGGGTTCGTATCATGGGTATTGATACTCCTGAGTCTAGAACAAGTGACAAGGTTGAGAAGCTATTTGGTATTGCAGCCAAAAATAGACTCTATTCATTATTAGAAAAGGATGCTAAACTTATCACAACTGAAGATAAAGACGGTGAGGATATGAAAGGTAAGTTTGGTCGTATCTTAGGTGATTTTAGAGCGGCTGATGGAAGAATGGTTACTGACATTATGATCGAAGAAGGGCATGCGGTAGCGTACTTTGGCGGTAGCAAAGAAGAAATTCAAATGAAGCATATGGCTAATAGAGAAAAGCTTTTACGTGAAGGTGTCGTTGACAGAGAAGAATACGATAGATTAACATTAAACAGTTGACGAATCATAAAAATAGTATATAATTAATTAAACCCTTTTAGATGGGTGGATATATTAGCGAGATGAACATATGATACTGATAGATTATAATGCTGTTGCGATTGCAAGTGGACTTCAATATAAGAACGATCTTGACGAAAATTTAATTAGACACACCATACTTAACAGTTTAAGATTGTATAGAAACAGTTTTAAAGATAAGTATGGTGAACTAATCATATGCGGCGATGGAAAAAATAATTGGCGTAAAGAAGTGTTTCCAAACTACAAGTACAAAAGATCCGAAAGCAAATCTAAGTCAGATGTTGATTGGAATGAACTTTATAGAATTATATACAAAGTGTATGATGAGATTAGTGATAATTTTCCGTACAAAACGATATTAGTTGATGAATGCGAAGCTGATGATGTTATTGCGACTCTTGTAGAAAGAACACAAGAATTTGGTCAGTACGAGGCGGTTATAATTATTTCTGCTGATAAAGACTTCGCACAACTTCAGAGATACGATAATGTGAGGCAGTACTCTCCCTTAAAGAAACAGTTTATTAATGAGAGCAATCCACGAAAACAACTATTAGAACTGATTTTAAAAGGTGACGCTTCTGATGGAATACCTAACGTTTTAAGCCCTGATAATAGTTTTGCAGATGGCATACGCCAAACACCTTTGAGAAGAACAATAATAGATAAATTGATTGAAGATCTTAAGTGTATGGGGGATGAGGTATATAGAAATTATTGTCGTAATAAAAAACTTATAGATTTAACAGAAACACCCA